ATAACGGAACTTTTGATTGCCCGGTGATGCTCGCGTGCGGTCTGCGTCTTCTCGATCTGCCCTTCGTCGCCGTTCTGGTTTATGGCTTCCGTGCGGATGTCCACCATCAGGCTCATCACGCGCCGCCCGTCGAACTCCCGCGATTCGTCCTTGTTCGCGCTGGTTTCGATTGCCACAACGACAAGCGGATATTTCGCCTTTGCGATTGTCCGCGAAGGGACCACCATCGCCACGGTTGCGCACAGGTTCTTGATGTGTGCGCACACGGCATCCTCCACGCGCTCCTCCAGATCCCAGGGGTAGGTTGTCATGCTCATAGCAGCGCCCCTTGCTTGTAGGCTTCCGGCAGCGTCTTGACGCGGCGCTTTGCCCGGCTTGCCGCTAGTCTCGGGATCGTGACGCCGAACATCTTTTCCATCTTTTTTGCCGCCTGTGCCATGATCTGGTTCGATGCTTTGCGTGCGACCATTTCCTCCAGCCCTGCCGGTGCCGCGCTGTTGATGTATTTCAGGCGGTTTGTCAGGATCAATCCGCACCCGGATGAGGAAAGCATTTCGTCAAGGGTAGCAACTCCCGGAATCGGCTTGAATGGATTTGACTTCAACAGCTTTCCGACGCCCCACATCCAAGACCGCTTGGCGATTCCGCGGTTGCGAATGAACCGGGCTTTCTTGAAATCCTCATCATCCTTGCCGAATCTGTAGAATTTTTTATACTGGCTGTTTGAGTTGTAGAGCGTTATAAAAGTCTTGCGGCCCTCTTTTTCAAGCGGCCTTTTTTTTGGCGATTGCCTTGTTGCGGTTCTGGATGATTTCGCCATTAGAATCATGGCCCACTCACAGGCCGCTTTTCCGCTTCGGCCCGTCAAGTCGATAGAAGCCGCAAGCGCGTTATTCAGCGGGACGTCTATCTGCGCATTCCAGTCGCCGACGGTCTTCAATGTTGGCCCCATCAGTTTCATATCACGTCACCCGCTTCGATCCGGCGTGATTCCCGGTATTCAATAGTCGTCACTGCGCCCGCCCCGTCTGGATGCACCTTGTCAACATAGACGCGCTTGCTGTTCACGGAGATTTCGCCGTCTTCCTCAACCGTGCCGATGTTGTCCGTCAACACTCGCACCTTGCCGATAACAGCCGCGCTGAACGCCTGTCCCTGTGTAACCTCGCTGCTGCTGTCCAAGATGCCTTGCGTTGAACGGTTGCCATTCACAACCGCAACGCCGCCGCCGATAGCCGGAAGCCATACGTTTGTGAACGCTGCGACGATTGCCGTTTTCATCATGTTTGGCATGTTGCACCCGGAGAGAAGCCGCCGCCCCGGTCAAGAGGCGGCGGCGGGTTGTCTGTTTACGGTACTACCGTCCAACTGGTGATCAAGCCTTTCAACACGATGATCGTGTTTGTCTTACCGTCCGCCGTCGATATGACGTTGGTGACGTTCACGGCGTTCGGTTGGAGCGCACTTGCCGCAAGCAGTAAGTTCGTCTGCACCGCCGTCGCCGTCTTTGCCGCCGTCACCGCGCCGTTGGCAATGGTCGCCACGCCGTTGGTCGCCAGTGTCAAGTCACCGGACACCGCAACCCCTACCGACACTGTTGACGCATTGCCGACAAGGATAGCACCCGGAGCAAGCGCCCCGCCCGCCTCGCTGCCCTCAAGCGCGGCAATCCGCGTCTGCGCATCCGCCGCGTTCGCTTCCAGCCACGTTTTAAGCTGCACCGGGTCGCGCACTTCCTTCATGCCATCAAGCGCCGTATCCTGCGCTGCAATGGCACCCATTGCCACCAGCAGCCCCGCCAGAATCAAATTGAGATATTTCATCTTTGTCCTTTCCTGAAAAGCGGGTTTGAGGTTATCGCCCCCGCGTTTGCGTTGTCAGGCTTTTAGGCCTGCGTGCTGGTGGTGGTCGTGGTGGTCGTGGTGTTCAGCGCGGCCTCGTCTTCGGGAATGGCATCGGTCACCTCAATCGGGATTCCGAATGCTTCCGTCGGGATCGGGGCCGGGGCTCCGGTCGGGTTCACTGCCGTACGCGAATCCTGCAACTCGAACAGCGAGGTGCGGGAAAGCGCAATCAGGGTCGGCATCATTCCGGCCTTGAACTTGCTGAGCGCCTGGGCAATCAGCTTGTCCGTCAGCTTGTGGCTGGTCGTGCCGTCGATGTTGGCAATGCGGGCGGCGTCGTACTGCGAGCCGACCTGCAGCCCGAAATATCCGAGAATCGACCGATGCAGCGCCGTGAACGGGCGGTCGCTGGCGTCATACGCAACAACCGTCGCGTCCTCGGTGTCCATCGAAACGTTGCCTTCGTTGCCCGCAATCAGGCTCACGCCGTTTTCGGCGGAGCGAAGCAGCCACACCGAACGCCCGCCATTGCCGCCTGCGTCAACAACCTGCGAATCGACGGTGATCGCGTCGAAATAGGCGTTGCCAGGCAGCCCCGTGAACTGCTTATTCAGGTTCGCGCGGAAGATGGCTTTCTCGATGCCGAAAAACGCGGCGGCGAGGGAAGCCATGCCTTCCTTGTCCATGTACGCCTGCGGCCCCTTGCGGTAACCCAGCGCAATCGCCTTATCGCGGCTGAAGGACGCATCTAGAAGCGCACAGGCAAGCGTCACCTGTTCAAAGGTTCCGCCCGCGTTCGTGATGCCCTCATTCACCAGGCGGAAGCCAGCTCCAGGCTCGGTCAGCATCCGGTTGAATACGTGCTGTGTCCCACCCTGGCTGGCAGGCTGTGCAAACAGGCGGCGGATGACCGGAGCCTGGTTGAGAATGTTGGAGATTTCGGCCTCGGACGCATTGGCGTTGTTCAGCAGGATAAGCCCTGCAAGATCATTCGTGTTGCTCATAATCATTTCCCCTTGTTGGTTCTGGCACGCTCCATCCAAGAGCCTGCGCTGAATTTGCTGTTTTCATCAATCGCAACCGTCGCAGATGCGACCGGCTGCCCGACAGCGAGCGCGGCAAACTTTGCCGACATTTCGCCCAACTGCGCACGGAGTTCGGCAATCTCTGCCTTGGCGACGGACAATTCATCCGGCACTTCAACGGCTGGTTCTGCCACCACTTCCGGCTTGACCTCGACTTCCACGGGTTTGACTTCAACGGAGACTTGCACCTCTGCCGCGCCCTCTGTTTCGACGGTCACCACTTCAACATCTTTCTTCTCGACTTCCTCGACAATCGGCATATCCGCCATTTTCTCATCCTCCTGTTTTGGTTCCTGCCACTCCACGGCGGATACCGTTTTACCTTCTGCAAACGCCATGCTCTGCGTGTTCTCATCCGCCCCATACGGGCAGATTGCAATACCGCGCAACGGCCATTCGCGTACAACGACGCCCGGCCCGGCAAACTCCATGCCGTTCACTTCAACCGTTTTACCGGACGGAACTTTCTGGATTTTGATACCATCGCCGCCCCAGTAGATGCTTGCCTCATACGGCACGCCTTCGCGCATCTTGAAGATGACCTCGCTTGCGCGGTCGGTCCCCTGCCACGGCGTAATGGCCCCGGTTGCGATAAGGTCGCCGCTTGAATAGTCGAAATGGTTTGCATAGCCGAGTATCTGTCCGGCTTCGTGGTTGTAGTCCAGCGGGAGCTTGCTTTTGCTGATACGCATCCCGCTAAAGTCATGGACAATGCGCCCCCATGCCGGATGCTCGATTGCCCCGCCGCTACGGGCCCTGATCTTCACCGGGGCAGACTTTGCGCCGTCGCCATTGCTGCCGATTTCAACCTCTCCGGCACTCATTCGGCACGCGCTAAACGGTATGGCTGTCAAATCAATCTCATTCATTCCTGTACCTCCTGCGCTGGTTGCGGCATTGGTTCCGTGGTCTCGGTCTTTGCGGGTTGCTGCATTGCCGCCATGATCTGCTGTACCGCAACCTGCCCGCCGTTCGCATAGAGAAGCGGCTGCCCGGCCCGCTTGATGTAATCGGCCTGTTCCTGCGATACCTTGTAGGCATCCTTGCCGTACATGCTGCAAACCTCCGGGATGCTTTCGATACCCGCCGCAATCGCCAGAATGTGACCGGACATTTCGCCGGAGCGGTCAAGCCACGCCCGGCCCGCTGGCATCCACGCAAGTTCGGCGGCAATTTCCTCAACTTCGATCTTGGCGGCTTTCATCAGCTTGCCGAGGTTCATCACGTTTGCGTCACGCCACATTGGAAGCAGCCATTCGCCGTAGATTTCGTGCAACACGTCGGCATTCTTTTCGCGTTTCCATTCACAGGATTCCTCGTATTCGTTGCGGTCTGCGATACGGGCGGAAAATGACGCCGTAAGCGAGTCGTAAAAGGTGAAAGGAATATCCAGAGCAAGCAACACGGAGCGTATGAGTTCCCGCGTGAACGGGACTATTGTTGGATTCGGGGTCGCGCTCTGTATTTCCTTCACGTCGTCGCCTGGATCAAGGTCAAGCGATATGATGCCACGCGACTTGACCGCTGCCGCTAGTTGCTGGGTGTACGCGCTCGCTTCCGTTGTCGGCGCGGCGTCTTGATCTTCCCCGGATGTCGGCAGTATTTCATCGCTGCCTTGACGGGTAAACGCCAGCCCGAACAGCGCCGACGCCTTGGCTTTCAGAACCAGCCATTCCCAAGTCTCCCGGACGTCGGCGGCTTCATTCAGCGCCGTGAGAAGCGGGGAAACTCCCCGGTTGCTGTCAAACCGTTCCGGCCAATACCCGTCAAAAACCATATCAGACGCCGGAACCATGCGCTCAAACTGCAATGATTTCTCCACGCGCTTGCATAAGCAGAACGCCTTGCGGCTGTTGTCCGTGTTGAGTTCAAGACCTTCGTCAGTAACGCCAGCAGGACACCCGGACGCTTTTGCAATACGATCGCCTTCGATCCCCTGCAACCGCCCGCCCTTGACCTTCATTCCGGCAGCGTCACCGCTCAGCACCTTGCACGCCTCAAACATACGCATCCATTCGTTGCGCCCGTGCCGTTTCAGCGCGTCAAAGTTGGTTTTGCGCCCGTGCCAGTCCAGCAGCTTCCAGACGGCCTGGTTCACGGCGGCAACCTCCGGCGCGTCGCCTTGCATTCGGAAGTGAGGCGTAAACCGGGAAACGTTGTCGAGGTGGCGACGGATCATCCATGCCAGAATTGACATGTTGCGCCGGTCATCGCGTGTGGTCGCCTGGGCCCGCTCGCGTTTCGGCGGCGTCAATATGACAGATTCGGCGCTTGTCTTTGCCGTGGTCTGAATGATACGGCGACCACCG